GCAGATTATCAGGCGCAACAGAAACGGCATAATCTGCGTGGAAGTATGAGCGCAAAAGGTTGCTGCTACGATAATGCCTGCGTGGAAAGCTTCTTTCATTCGCTGAAAGTGGAATGTATCCATGGAGAACACTTTATCAGCCGGGAAATAATGCGGGCAACGGTGTTTAATTATATCGAATGTGATTACAATCGGTGGCGGCGGCACAGTTGGTGTGGCGGCCTCAGTCCGGAACAATTTGAAAACCAGAACCTCGCTTAGGCCTGTGTCCATATTACGTGGGTAGGATCAAATTGTCAGAGATTATGAGGTTTTTTTAACCTATGGAATTACCGGAAGGTGCGAAAATTACAAAGTAAGAAGCGTTATAGAAGTCCTTCATACAGTGAAGGACTTCTATAATCTTAGAAATAAAAAAACCGGTCATAGGGAGCTACACAGAACCGGTCGGCGAAGATCGCCAATACCACCCATGCATCGATACAACATACTACTGACAATAGCTGCTATTGATGTAAAAGCAATGTTATGCATCGATGAAAATAAAAAACCGGCAGGGGAAATCCATTGAAGATTTGCCGGTGGCAAAAGTAGCCAATGCTTTTATAACCGTAGTCGCAGAGTTATGAAGTGCAACACCGAATGCTGTCGGTATATGACTGAATGGTGTTTCAATGATGTACATCATTCCTACTGTAAATGTAATTAATAATAACTCTATTTGTACGGGTCCTTCCGGTGGGGTGGTCTGCCACGGGGCGGCAGCGGCGCGGATTTTCGCTATTTATGAAAATTTTTCGGGAAAAAGCGTGTCGGTACTTCTCGTGTATAACTCATTGTTTTTTCATCAATCACATCCGTAAAAGGTCCGACATGAAAGTGCCCGAAAAAGACGTTTTTGAGCACTTCCATGTCGGACCCTGCATTTGATATGGAAATGTTTTATGAAGGTTAATAAAAAGAAGCTCGCGGAAATTTTCAACGTGGATCCACGAACGATTGAACGCTGGCAGTCTCAGGGGCTCTCTTGTGTCTCTGGTGGTAGTAAGGGGGTTGAATCTGTATTTGATACCGCCATGGCAATTCAGTGGTATGCGCAGCGCGAAGCCGATATTGAAAACGAAAAACTCCGCAAAGAGACCGAGGATTTGCGTGCGGCTGCGGAATCAGATTTACAACCCGGCACCATTGACTATGAGCGCTACCGACTCACAAAAGCACAGGCTGATGCACAGGAACTGAAAAATGCCCGCGAAGAAGGGCTGGTACTGGAAACGGAATTGTTTACCTTCATTCTGCAACGTGTGGCACAGGAGATTTCGGGGATACTTGTACGTGTGCCGCTGACATTACAGCGTAAATATCCGGATATTTCACCGTCACACCTTGATGTGGTGAAAACTGAAATCGCAAAAGCCTCCAACGTTGCAGCTAAAGCTGGTGAGAACGTAGGCGGGTGGATTGATGATTTCAGACGCACAGAAGGCAGCTAATGCAGCCGGTGCGATAGCAACAGGGCTTGTATCTCTCAATATTCCGGTACCACTGACGACAGTTCAGTGGGCTGATCAGCATTATTATCTGCCAAAAGAGTCTTCATATACTCCCGGGCAATGGGAAACACTGCCGTTTCAGGTTGCCATCATGAACAGCATGGGGAATGACCGGATCCGCACCGTTAATCTGATTAAATCGGCGCGTGTTGGTTACACCAAAATGCTGTTGGGGGTGGAGGCTTATTTTATTGAACACAAATCCCGTAACAGCCTGCTTTTTCAGCCGACAGATTCTGCGGCAGAAGATTTTATGAAATCCCATGTCGAACCAACGATAAGAGACGTTCCTGTATTACTGGAGCTGGCTCCGTGGTTTGGCAGAAAACATCGGGACAACACGCTTACCCTGAAACGTTTCTCCTCCGGTGTGGGATTCTGGTGTCTGGGCGGAGCTGCTGCCAAAAACTACCGTGAAAAATCTGTGGATGTGGTCTGCTATGACGAACTCTCCTCGTTTGAACCGGATGTGGAAAAAGAAGGTTCACCAACTCTGCTTGGCGATAAGCGTATCGAAGGTTCGGTATGGCCTAAATCCATACGCGGCTCAACGCCCAAAATTAAAGGTTTTTGCCAGATTGAAAAAGCCGCGAACGAATCTGCACATTTTATGCGGTTTTATGTGCCATGCCCTCATTGTGGTGAAGCCCAGTATCTGAAGTTTGGCGATGATGCGACAACCTTTGGCCTGAAATGGGAGAAGGGCAAGCCGGAGACGGTGTATTACCTGTGTGAACATAATGGCTGCGCGATCCGTCAGTCGGAACTTGACCAGACCGACGGGCGGTGGATTTGTGACAATACCGGGATGTGGACGCGTGACGGTCTGACATTTTACAGCGCCGGTGATGAGGAAATCCCGCCACCGCGCTCAATCTCGTACCACATCTGGACGGCATACAGCCCGTTCACCACCTGGGTACAGATTGTTTATGACTGGCTTGATGCACTGAAGGATCCGAATGGCGTCAAGACGTTCATTAACACCACGCTGGGGGAGCCTTATGAAGAGGCTGTGGCAGAAAAACTGAGCTTTGAGTTATTGCTGGAAAAAGTCTGCCACTATGATGCGCAGGTTCCCCTGCGGGTGGTTTACCTGACCGCAGGGATCGACTCTCAGAAAAACCGTTATGAGATTTATGTCTGGGGCTGGGCTCCTGGCGAAGAAGCTTTTCTGATTGACAAGCAGATCATCATGGGGAGACCGGAAGATGAGGACACCCTTAAACGCGTTGATGCCGTGATCCGGAAAAAATACCGTCATGCAGATGGCACTGAAATTTCCATTTCCCGCGTCTGCTGGGATACCGGTGGTATTGACCAGGACATTGTGTATCAGCGATCCAGAAAACACGGCACTTTTTTTGTGCTCCCCATCAAAGGGGCGTCGGTGTACGGCAAGCCGGTGATCACCATGCCAAAAAAGCGAAACCAGCGTGGGGTGTTTTTGTGTGAGGTGGGTTCCGATACCGTCAAGGAAATGCTGTATGCGCGTTTTGCCCTGCCGGTGGTATCTGCCAGTGAAGTCGCACCGTATACCTTCCGTTTTCCGGATAACCCGGACATTTTTTCTGATGTTGAAGCTAAACAACTCGTGGCAGAAGAGCTGGTTGAAAAAGTTGTGAACGGGCGGGTGAAACTCCAGTGGGATGCCAGAAAACGGCGTAATGAAGCTCTGGACTGTCTGGTGTATGCCTATGCAGCGCTGCGCATTTCCGTTCAGCGGTGGCAACTGGATCTGGATGCACTGGCCCGCGCCAGAAGAGATGAACAGGACGACGATGAAATGACTATTGAAGAAATCGCGGCTGCTCTGAGTGGAGGATAAGTGATGATTTATACGCATGAAATGCTATGCGATGCCCGCCGGGCGTTACATGAACTGATGATCGGACGTGCTGTGGTTTCCGTCAGCAAGGACGGGCGTCAGGTTCAGTATTCGCGGGCGACAATTGGTGAACTGCGTCAGTATATTGAAGAGCTGGAAAGTGCGCTGGGTGTATGCCCTGAAACACCAACTGAGGTTATATCTGACCCGATGAACCGACACACACAAATTCGTCAGGCCGTATTGTCGCGCCTGAAAACGACGTGCGGGGAGAAGACCGTCCTGTTTGACGGCCTTCCTGCCTTTATTGATGCGCAGGAGCTGCCTGCCGTGGCGGTGTGGCTGAGTGATGCACAGTACACCGGAAAAATGACGGATGAGGATGACTGGCTGGCAGTTCTGCATGTCGCCGTCTTTATCCGCGCACAGGCACCGGATTCTGATCTGGATACGTGGATGGACAACATTATTTACCCGGCACTGGAGGATATTCCGGCGCTTTACGGCCTTATCGATACCATGATCCCACGGGGATTTAACTATCAGCGTGATAACGATATGGCAACATGGGCGATGGCGGAAATCACGTATCAAATCACATATACAAATTAAGGGGTGGGAAATGACGACACCGAATCCACTTGAAAAAATGAAAGGGGCGGGGACGACGTTCTGGATGTATACCGGCAAGGGCGACGCATTTGCGAATCCTTTGTCAGATACGGACTGGCTGCGCCTCGCGATGGTGAAGGATCTGCAGCCGGGGGAAATGACTGCAGATGCGGAAGATGACGATTATCTCGATGATGAAAATGCTGACTGGAAAACGACAACTCAGGGGCAAAAATCTGTTGGTGATACATCCGCGACGCTGGCCTGGCGTCCGGGTGACAGCGGACAGAAAAAACTGATTCAGTTGTTTGATTCCGGTGAAGTTCGTGCATTCCGCATTAAATACCCTAACGGTACCGTTGATGTGTTCCGCGGCTGGCTGAGTTCGCTGGGTAAAACCATTACGTCAAAAGATGTGATGACCCGTACGGTTAAAATCAGCGGTGTGGGGCGTCCGTATCTGGCTGAGGAGGGGACTGAAATTGTGGGGGTGACCGGGCTGACAGTAATGCCGGTTTCCGCCAGTGTCAGAGTGGGGGCAACGACGACGCTGACATTCAGCACAGTACCGGAAGATGCTTCTGATAAAACGGTGAGCGTGGCGTCATCATCTCCTGATATCGCCACGGTTACGCTGAGTGGCATGGTGGCCACGGTGAAAGGTGTGAAAGCGGGCAGCACCTCGATTGTGGGGATGACTGCGGGTGGTGCGCAGGTTGCTGTGGCCGGTATTACCGTTAATGGTGATTAACCTGGCAGTCTGTTTTTTACCCCGGTATGCCGGGGTTTTTTGTTTACGGAGGGGACATGTTTCTGAAACAGGACACATTTAACTACGGTAATCAGTCTGTGGTACTGACAGAATTATCCGGACTTCAGCGGGTGGAGTATCTGGCGTTTGTCCAGAAACGGACAGCTGAGTTTGACGCCCTGGATGATGCCATGCCGGTGGCGGATCGTCAGATTGAATTTCTGCGTATGGGGATGGATATCAATGCCTGGCTGGTTTCCCGGTCAATGTGGAATACGGACCCGTCACAGGATGTGGATGCGCTGAATGAGGATGTAAAAAACACCTGGTCTTATGACGCGCTTGGCGACGGGGGCAGTCTGGTTTTATCCCTGAGTGGTATGCCGGTCTCCACCGGTGATGTTCAGAACGGTGAACAGGTTCCCCTGACACCGGAAAAGTCCTGACGCGGGAGATGCAGTTTGTGATGCAGCTTGCCCGTGAGTTCCGGCGGGCAGACTGGCGGCGGATGTTATCAGAAATGTCAGCGTCAGAACTGGGCGAATGGGGGGATTTCTTCCGGAAGCAGAGTTTCGGGGATATCTGGCTGGATGCACAGATTTCCACACTGAAGTCGCTGATGGTTCAGATGGTGTCCGGTGAACGTATTCCGGCGGATGATTTCAGTCTGGTTACGGATGACAGGGTGATCCCTGAACGCACGGATGAAGAGCTGATGCATCTGGGGGAAGGTATATCGGGAGGAATGAGATTTGGACCAGATTGCTGACCTTGTCATTGATTTAAGCATTGATACAGGAAGTTTATCCACAGTTAAAGGAACCAACACACAGGGTATTGCTTATTTATCGAAAACGGACAGTCAGGGCAGCCACAGTCACTCATTGTCCGGTACAGCCGTGAGTGCCGGTGCACATGCGCATACAGTTGGTATTGGTGCGCACCAGCATCCGGTTGTTATCGGTGCTCATGCCCATTCTTTCAGTATTGGTTCACACGGACACACCATCACCGTTAACGCTGCGGGTAACGCGGAAAACACCGTCAAAAACATTGCATTTAACTATATTGTGAGGCTTGCATAATGGCATTCAGAATGAGTGAACAACCACGGACCATAAAAATTTATAATCTGCTGGCCGGAACTAATGAATTTATTGGTGAAGGTGACGCATATATTCCGCCTCATACAGGTCTGCCAGCAAACAGTACCGATATTGCACCGCCAGATATTCCGGCTGGCTTTGTGGCTGTTTTCAACAGTGATGAGGCATCGTGGCATCTCGTTGAAGACCATCGGGGTAAAACCGTCTATGACGTGGCTTCCGGCGACGCGTTATTTATTTCTGAACTCGGTCCGTTACCGGAAAATTTTACCTGGTTATCGCCGGGAGGGGAATATCAGAAGTGGAACGGCACAGCCTGGGTGAAGGATACGGAAGCAGAAAAACTGTTCCGGATCCGGGAGGCGGAAGAAACAAAAAAAAGCCTGATGCAGGTAGCCAGTGAGCATATTGCGCCGCTTCAGGATGCTGCAGATCTGGAAATTGCAACGGAGGAAGAAACCTCGTTGCTGGAAGCCTGGAAGAAGTATCGGGTATTGCTGAACCGTGTTGATACATCAACTGCACCTGATATTGAGTGGCCGACTTCACCTGCAGAGTAA